GCGAACGCTAACTTACGTGGACTGGCTGCCGACCTAGTTGCAGCGCTCAAGAGTGCAGATGCAGCAAGTCAAGCACAGACGATAGACGCCAGCCACACGGTAGAGACTGACAAGCCCAAGGCGACGAAGCGGAAACGTAGGGTAGGGGAGGGGGGTTAGCGATGATGAGAAATTGGCGTAATGCCCCAACAGAAAATTCTGCAACTCAGAACATTTTGGGTTTCTCAAATTCCGCCGCGCAAAATTTTGAAAAGGTTTTGCCGTGAGCATCATGGATCAATACGTTCAGGTGTCCACTAGAGATTTATGGTGGATTCTCAGGGATCGTCTTGATCTACCGTCTGGGTACAAGTTTGAGTCCTTTGAGATGGACGAGGATGAAGTGACCATTCACTTAAGGCCGGAAGAATGATTATTGCCAAATGTAAAAAAGCCTTTGGTTTTTCTGTTCGCTGCAAAAGTGACGCTTGTTCAATGTGCCGCGACGATCAGTTGCCTCTTTCTCAAGAGCAAGTGAAAGTTTTAGTTAATTGCGGGCAAATTGAAACGCAGTTGCTGTCGGCACGACTGCATAGGCCGGAAGAATGACTGACTCCCGCCGCCTATTCGACATATTGACCAGTGATGGGATGGTATCTGCCGTCAATCATGGGTTGGTGTCATTGGAAGACCAGTTGTTTATGCTCAGACTGTCATACAAGATGGATGAGCAAGATGCTTTGAGTGAGTTGGAGACGGAGGCGTAATGGGTCGCACCATTTCCAAGGCTTCGATCATCGCCAAGTCTGAGACGGCTCGTATGCTTCAACGCGAAGCCGAGAAGAATGTCGTTGTTGAGGAAGGCATTGCCCTAGACGCGCAGTTGATGGAAGGCTTTGTTAAGCGGTTCCTCGCTGAGAAGTTTGACGGGACGGTTCCTACCCCTCCTCTACACAGAGAGATGTGGAAAGACTGTTGTGGGGACGATAAGTACGTGGCATGGGCGGCTCCTCGTGGACACGCTAAATCCACCAGTATTACCCTCTCCTTCACGTTAGCGGCTTGTTTATTCCGCTTTAGAGACTTTGTTTTGATTGTCTCCGATACGTGGGGTCAGTCGGTCGAGTTCTTGCGGGACATAAAGACCGAGTTGACGGAAAACGAGGGGCTGAGAGACGCCTTCAAGATTAAGCGCCTTCTGAAAGACTCAGAAGATGATGTGATTGTCCAATGCGAGGACGGTCATAAGTTTCGTATTGTCGCCCGTGGTTCAGAACAAAAGGTGCGCGGTTTGAAATGGAACAACAAGCGTCCCAACTTGATTATTGGCGATGACTTAGAGGGTGACGAGCAGGTTGAGTCCAAGAATCGTCGAGATAAGTTCTTTAAGTGGTTTATGAAGGCTTTGCTGCCTTGCGGTGCGGATAACTGTCTTTTCCGGGTAGTAGGAACCGTTCTCCATTTTGATAGTGCTTTAGAGCGGATTCTGAAAAACCCGACTTGGAAAAGCCGTAGGTACATGGCGCACAAGTCTTTTGGCGACTTCTCCAAAATTCTATGGCCGGAGAAGTTTTCGGAACAGAGACTTAGGGACATTCGCCAGAACTACATCAACGAAGGTGAGAGTGACGGTTACTCGTGTGAGTACCTAAACCAGCCGGTCGCAGAGGGGGATTCGTTCTTTGATCCCGACTTTTACATCCCAATGGATGAGCCGGATAAGAAACGCTACGGAACTCACTACGTTGGGTGGGATATGGCGGTTTCTACCAATCAGAAGTCCGACTACACCGTGGGGACGGTCTTTAAGGTCGATCCAGACGGGTTTAAGCACGTAGTTGATGTTCGCCGTGGGCGGTGGGACGCCTTGCAGATTATTGACGAGATGTTCGCCATAAACGAGGCGTATCAGCCAGCGTGTCACTTTGGGGAGCGGGGGGTTATCGACTCCGCGATTTCTCCATTCTTGAACGCAGAAATGCTGAAACGCCAAAAGTATTTCAACTTGGTGCGGATTTCCAGAACCAAGGATAAGCAGACCTTTGCAAAACCCCTTCAAGCAATGCTAAAGGCCAAACACGTTAAGTTCGATAAGAGCCTGACCGCTTGGCCTGATGTTGAGGAAGAACTGAGGCGTTTTCCTAAAGGCGCACATGACGACATTATCGACTCGATGGCGATTGTCGGTCATGGTCTGAGCGAAATGATTACTAACACTGAAGAAGACGTGGAGGAAGAAGCGTATTTCCACGAATTTGGACAACAAGAAACCGGCAGAAATGCGGTCACGGGGTACTAAATGGAACTGAAATTTAAGGGGAAACCCGAAGACCTAGCTGGCGAAGCCAATATCTTTGACAAGATGGACAAAGATGACGTCCAGAAGATCGCCCAATACTGTAAAAACGGCTACGACGAGGATGTTCAAAGCCGTCAAGAGTGGGAACGCTGGAACGCCGAGGCCATAAAACTCGCTTTGCAGGTCAAAGAGGGTAAATCCTTCCCGTGGACGGGTTGTTCTAACGTCAAATTCCCGTTATTGACCGTAGCTGCTCTGAATTGGCACGCTAAAGCCTATCCCGCGACCATCAACGGCGATAACGTCGTCAAGATGAAGGTCTACGGGAGTGATCCAGACGGTTCCAAGACAAAAAAGGCTCAGAGAGTCGGTAAACACATGAGTTACCAGCTTCTTGAGACAACCTCTTGGGAAGAACAGACCGACAAAGCCCTATTGGTACTCCCGATCATGGGGTGTGTGTTCAAAAAGACCGTTCGGGACAACAATACCAAGCAAAACTGCTCGGATATGGTGCTTCCTCAAGATTTGGTGGTGAATTACTACACCTCCGACCTTGATTCCGCACAACGAGTCACGCATAAGTTCTCGATGAGTCCGAATGACGTTCGGGAGAACATTCTGGCGGGCATTTTCCGCGACGTAAAAGCAATGCCTCAAGAGGACAGCCCCACCCCTCTGGACGCGGCTAAAGACAAAGCCCAGCACGTTACCGCCCCTAGTGAGGCGACCGATTTCAGCATGGGCGAACAGTCCTGCTGGCTGGATTTAGACGGCGACGGCTACAAAGAGCCGTATGCGGTGACATTTGACCGTGTGACTGGTGAGGGTTACAGGCTTCTTGCCCGTTACTACACGACGGATATTAAGCGAGTCCCAGCGGGAAGGAAGTTTGCGGGTGACATTCAACGTATCGAAGCTGAGAACTACTATACAAAATTTACCTTCATTCCTAGCCCTGATGGTGGTTTTTACGATCTGGGTTTTGGTGTTCTGCTTGGGCCTATTAACGAATCGATCAACACGGCATTCAACCAGATTTTTGACGCGGGAACGATGAAGACACTTGGCGGCGGCTTCTTAGGCCGTGGCGTCAAGATGCGTGGTGGTGAGACTTCATTCCGTCCGGGCGAGTGGAAGCCTACCGATTCAACGGGCGTGTCTCTAAAAGACAACATCGTGCCTTTGCCGGTGGGCGACCCTTCAATGATTCTCTTGGAATTGATTAAGTTCCTCGTTGGGTACGGGGAAAGAATCGCCGGAGCCTCAGAGATTGAAATGGGGCAGCTTCCCGACAACGCTAAAGCCGGAGCCGTTGATACGGTGAACGCCAACGGTCAAAAGATATTCAACGCGACCTACAAGCGGGTGTGGAGAGCGTTCAAGAACGAGTTTAAGAAGCTCTACAAGCTGAATCAGATATTCGTGAAGTCCGATGGGTACATGGACAACGCACAGTATTTTGAGATCACCGCCGAAGACTACACCGAAAATGCGAACGGTATCTGTCCGGTGGCAGACCCTAACGTTATCTCGGATTCGGATAGACAGGCACAAGCCGCAATGGTTGCAGGACGGGCGCAAGCCACGGGTATGTACAACGGGTATCTGGCAGAAAAGAACCTGCTGGAAGCCTATTCCGTGTCGAATATCGACAACCTTCTGCCCGATCCACAAGGCCCGATGGCGCTTCCTGCCCCCGGCCCCGATCCGAAGATGCTTGAGATTGAGATTAAGCAAAAAGCTCAGGCGCTCAAGGAGCAGCAATTCCAGATGGAAACGCAGCAGTTGGGCATTGAGATTCAGATGGAGATTGCCGAGTCTCAGGCTCGGACGCAAAAACTTCAAGCCGAAGCCATTTTGATTTTGAAAGAGGCTGACAGCACAGAAATGGATCAAAAGATTGCGCTGATTAACGCGCAAATCGGCGCTGAGAAAGCATACAGCGACCGACTATTCAAGCAAGCCGACTTAATTTTGAAAGCGAATAAAGATGGACAGAGACGCGTGGGTGTCGTGGACGCAGCACGAAGTAACGCTTGAGTTTTTCAAGTGGCTGCAAAACGGGAAAGACGAAGCTAAAGAGGATTGGGCGCGGGAAATGTTTCGTGCCGAGGATATGCAGGAATGGGCGCTGAAAAACGCCTTTGCATTAGGTGGAATCAAGGTTATCAATCAAATCTTAGACAAGGAGTTCTTACCAGATGAACCAAAGCGGGATACACCCTAAAGGGTACGCGGTACTCGTAAAGCTAGACCCTGTTGACGACAAGTTTGGCTTCCTCGTGAAGTCTGACGCGCAAGTGGCAGAGGCACAGTTTTCCCAGACAAAAGCAACGGTAATTGAAGTCGGGCCACTGGCTTGGTCGGATGAAGTCGTTGAGGGGCAGGTTGTTCCGCGCTGCAAAGTCGGTGACAAGGTTCTGATTAAGCGGTATGCCGGAGAAATGGTCGAGGGCAACGATAAGGACGAAAAAGGCAAGCCAGTCCAGTATCGGCTTCTCGGAGACAAAGATATTTTTGCAACTAGGAGCGAATAATGGTTGACACAGCTACCGTTGATGTGGTAACGTCCGATGGCGTGACGGATTCTCCCGAATCTACACAGCAGACAAGCAAAGAACCAAACTACGAGGCGCTTGCTTCGGAAATGGGCTGGACGCCAGAGGAAAAGTTCCGTGGTGATCCTACTAAGTGGGTGGACGCTAAAACCTTTTATGAAAAAGGACAATACGTTCTCCCCATAGTCAAGTCACAGCTCAAAGAAGCGAAGCGAGACGCCGATAAATTTGAGCGCGAGTTAAACCAGACCCGTCAAGACACCATTGCGCTGAAAAAGCACATGGAGAAGTTGGCTGAACGAGAAAAGGCAGATTTAAAGGCTGAGATTGCTCGTTTGAAACAAGAGCGCATTACCGCGATTCAAGAGGGTGATGGTGTTCGTGTCGATCAGGTCGAAACCCGCATTGAAGAACTCAAGGCCGCGCAAGAAGTAGTAGCAAAGCCGGTAGTTTCTGCGGAAGTTAAGCAAGAAGTCGATCCCGCCTATGCTGAGTGGGTAAAAGACAACAAGTGGTATCTAAGCGATAACGTAATGACGGCCTACGCCAATGCTCGTGCTTACGAGATGAATTTGGGTGGTCACTCATTATCTGAAACGCTGAAGACCATTGACACCGAAATGCGTGAGCGTTTCCCAGAGAAGTTCCAAGACAAGTCAACAGAACGTCCTTCGGCTCAACGAGGCGGTGGTGTGGCGAAGAAAGCCGCGCCTAACTCGTATGAAGCCATGCCGCTTGAAGACCAGAAGGCTTGCGACCGCATGGTAAACCAATATGGCCTGAAGCGCGAAGACTACGTTAAAAACTACTGGAGCTAATCATGGGACGACCAAGTAACGCAGAAATCGCAGCGCGTAAAGAACAACCTGCCCGCGCACGTATCAACGCAAGGGAATATGCGGAGAAACTTCGCCGCGAACGAGTCAGCATTACCAGCATTGCACAGAGGCTACCTAGCTTTGGTGACAATCCCGGTTGGAAGCGTCGTTGGGTGAATGATGAAAACATCCCGCAGCGTAAACAAGAGGGTTACAGGTTTGTGACCAAAGACGAGGTAAACGATCCGTCGTTTGACCCGACTAGAGAAGATGGCGACCCGTCGAATTACATTTGCCGTGCGGTAGGTGGTACGACGGACTTGCAGAAGTTGCGTATGGCTTATCTGATGGAAATTCCAGACGAAATTGCCTCCGAGTTAGATTTTGAGAAAAGCATCAAGCAGGTCAAGGTATCGGAAGACCAGATTCGTAACAGTTCTGTGGGGAACCCACAAGCTGCTGGTCAAAGCCGCGTCCCTGACGGCGTAAAAACTAAAATTTTCACTAACTAGGAGGGCTAAATGCCTACATTAAATGCTCCATTCGGGCTTCAACCATATCGCGGCGGTGGTTCGTCTGCGTATGCGTTGCAGACCCGTCGTTACTTTATTCCTGCCGCTAATGCCAATGCTTTTTACATTGGCTCGCCGGTGCAGTTGGCGGCAACGTCTGACGCTGACGGCACTCCCGGCGTTGACGTTAATGCTGGTACTGGCGCGTTTGTTGGCGCAATCGTTTCGATTGAACCAATTAGCGCGGGTATTTCTCAGGTCGGCACTACCGCCAACTTGGAACAAGTGTCAATTCCAGCTTCCAAGGGTGGGCGTGACTACTACGTTTACGTTGCAGACGATCCCAATCAGGTTTTTGAAATTCAAGGCGACGCGACCGCAACCAACCAAATTGCTGCCAACGCAAACAAGTGTGCGACGATGACCATTACGGCTCCGTCTCCTGCGACTTTCCCTGTTTCGGCAACCGTGTTGAACAGCGCCTCTATTCAGACTACGAACACTCTTAGCTTGAAGTTGCTTGGTTTGTCGCCGCGTCCAGAGGCTAACCGCAAGGGCTACGGTTCGTGGGCGGTGTGGCTTGTCAAGATTAACCAGCACCAGTTGGCTAACGGCGCAACCGGCGTATAAGGGGGAATAAAAATGAGTGGATTTATTGGTACAGGCAATCACCCCAAAGCTCTCTGGCCGGGTGTAAAAACGTGGTTCGGCAATTCGTATGAGTCGTTTACTCCTCAGTGGCGCGATCTTGCCTCTGATGTGGAAACCTCCACGCAGAACTACGAAGAAGTTGTGCAAGATACCGGCTTCGTGACGGCTCCCGTCAAGGCGCAAGGTACGGGTATCGCGTATGACGCAAACGTGCAAGGCTATACGACTCGTGCAACCCACGTAACGTATGCTCTTGGCTACGCGGTGACGATGGAAGAACTGCAAGACAATCTCTATGAGAAAGTCTCGATGGCTCGCTCCAAGGCGCTGGCGTTTTCCCACGCGCAAGCCCGTGAAATCGTTACGGCCAACGTCTTGAACAACGGCTTTTCTTCGTCCCTTCAGGTTATCGGTGACGGTCAGGCATTCTTCTCGACCGCGCATCCGTTTACTTCTGGCGGCACGTTTGCCAACAAGTCAACGGTTGATGCTGACTTGTCGGAAGCCTCGTTGGAAGACGCGCTGATCTTGATTCGTGGCTTCACCACGGACAAAGGCCAGCCAATCCGCGTACAGCCAAAGAAGTTGATCGTTGCCCGTCAAAACGAATACAACGCAGCACGTATTCTCAAGTCGGTTCTGCAAAACGACACCGGCAACAACGCTGTCAACGCAATCAAAGCGACTGGCGCATTGCCAGAAGGCTACATGGTTTGCGACTACCTGACCGACACAAACGCATGGTTCGTAAAGAACGCAATCCCAATGGGTTCGGGCTTTGTGTTCTATGACCGTATGCCGGTTACGTTTGACAAGGACAACGACTTCAACACCAAGAGCGCACTGGCTTCCGCAGTACAGCGTTTCTCGGTGGCTGTGGCCGATCCACGTTGCTATTTTGGGTCTAGTGGCAGTTCCTAGTTGTTACTTCAACCCATGTTGTAAACAATTGCGGGTAGGGCTATAATAAATCCTTGTAAACAAGGAGGAATTATGGCTCTGCCAGCAAAGTGTTCAGTAGTGGGTTGCGACAAAGAGGTAAGGTCTTTAGGTTTTTGTACTACACATTACTACCGGCTTAGACGGCACGGGGTAGAGGAAAATACAAGGCCGAAAGATTGGGGTAAACGCGAAAAGCATCCCCTTTATCAACCGTGGATTAACACAAGGCGTTATCCCACGGCGCAGATGTGCGATGAGTGGAGAAATGATTTTTGGCAGTTTGTTGCCGACGTAGAAGAAAGACCCTCAAAGAATGTTTTTCTAAAACGGATTGATGAATCAAAACCACTCGGTAAAGGAAATGCTTGTTGGGTTGCAAAGCAGTTTGTTTATAACGGCACTGACAAGGCGGGTAGGGCTGAGTATCTTCGGAATTTTAGGAAGTTGCACCCCGAATCGTTCAAAAGATATGACGCAAAAAAGAAGTACGGAATTAGTGGCGCAGATTTTGTTGCGATGAAGGAAAAGCAGAATGGTCTTTGCGCCATTTGCAACAAGCCGGAAACGCAGAAGAAGCGCAACAGTCAAGAAACAATGGATTTGGCAATAGATCATTGCCACAAAACGCATAAGATAAGAGGTTTGCTTTGTTCGGCCTGTAATCAAGGGCTTGGTCGGTTTAAGGACGATGTTGGGCTTCTTGAAAGCGCAATTGAATACTTAAAACGAAACAAATAAGCAAATCTTTTAATTGCCACAATCGTTCCCTTTGCGCCCATGTTGGGCGCTGAGCAATCAGCGTAAAGGAGTTTTACCATGTCGTTTGCAAAACCAGTTCGTTACCCAAAAGGCATATCGAACCAACCTTCATTCTCGCCCCTTGGCGACTTCCCGATTCCTAGTCCACTTGCCGCGCATATCTACATCAATGACTTTGATGATTACCATGCTGGCGAATGGACAGTTACAACTACTACTGGCACAACGGCAAGATTGGCTTTTAACGGTGGTGCGCTTATTCAGACCACAGCCGCAACGCTTAACGACATTCAATCCAACGTCAAGAACCCTGCATCTTTTACCCCTGTTGCTGGTCAAGGTGTATGGTTTATGTGGCGCGGTCAGTTGGCCAATGCGTCTGATTGCACTTTTCAAGTCGGTCTTCAAACGGGCGGTACGTTCTTGGCTCCAACGGACGGCATTTACTTCACTAAAGCGGCTGCGGCTACTTCGGTGAACTTGGTAATTCGTGCTGCGAGCGTTTCAACTACCGTTCCAATTCCGACGTTTGCATTTGCCAACGCAACGAACGCAATGCTTGCCTTCTACTACGACGGCAAACAAATCACCGCGTGGGCTTCAAACAGCCCTTCTACGGGCGTTCCTGTGACTAACCCCGGTACGACGAACTCGCCATCGGTTTACACGGCGACGACTGGTACGCAAACCCTCACCAACTTGCCAACGGCTAACTTGTCGATTGGTTTTGGTTTGAGTGCGGGTTCTGCCGCCGCTCGCACCATGACCACTGACTACATTTTGGCAGCAAACGAACTTATCCGTTGATTGTTGTCGGGGCGGGAGATTGGCTCTTGCCCCATAAGTGTTGAGGCGCAATGTACGCATTAGGTCAATGGAATGCCGACTGTGACCAATGCGGTCGGATGTTTAAGTCAGGCTCACTCCGCAGGCAGTGGAACGGGCTGTACACCTGTTCGACTTGTTGGGAGCCGAGACAGCCGCAAGACTTCGTACGTGCGGTCAAAGATGGTAGCCCTCCGGCGTTTGTTCGGGGTGGCGACTTTAATCCAACCATTGCAACGATACCCGGAACGCTTACCGCATCAACGACCTCAATAGCCGTCACAGACTCAACGGGATTCCCCACGACGGGCTTCCCTTACTACGCATCCATATCACTAGGTACGTTGATCGAGGGTGTAAAAGTAACAAATTTGGTAGGTAACACGTTTACGGTTACACGCGGCTATAACTCTCAAGCGCTTGCGTGGGCGGCTAACGCTTCATTCTCATTGATGCAAGCATGAGCGATTTAGAGCCGCCACCAAACGAAAACACTCCCGTAGAGCATCCACAGTTCCGACAGTGGATATATCAGCTATGGGAGAAAACGTCGTCTAACACCGCCGCGCTTGGGACGACAATCTCAAGTGCGGTTGTCTCGTTTATTCAGGCGGGCCTTGGTGCGGTTGAGAGAACCATGCAAGACAAGGCGCGGGAGATATTCAGCGTCAAGGACTTCGGGGCCGTAGGGGATGGGGTAACGGACGACAGTATTGCCTTTGCAAAAGCCTTTGCTGCTGCGAATCTTCAATTCAAGGGCAGACCTGTTTTACGGGCAACAACAGTACCAGGCAGTTTAACCCCCGCGACGACCTCTATTGCCGTAGCAAGCGCGGCAGGATTCCCAACAAGTTTTCCGTATGCTTGTACGATCTCTGATGGTGTATTAACCGAGTTTGTTACCGTTACAAATTTGGTAGGCAACACATTTACCGTTACAAGAAGCGCAAGCCCTTTGGCATGGGCGGCGGGAGCCGCGTTCTCGCAGATTGGCAACGGTTATGCGATCACAACTGCTTCCCTTTATATCCCCGCTGGGGACTATCTTGTAAATACCGGACTTACCACCGAAACGCTTAACTGCTCAATCATTGGGGCGGGGCGGGAGAATGTTCGGATTAAAGTCGGAAGCGGGCAATACTTCCTTACCGTTACGACGAACATCACAGAAACAATGATCTCCGGCATGGCGGTTAGCGGCGGTGCAGGATTTCTAAAATTTAGCAGCACCGGCATCAACGTGCAAGGCCACATCACGATCAGAGACAATAACTTCTCTGATTACACTGAATGCGCGATTGCCAGTTTTTCTAGTGACGATCCGTACTGGAAAATACACAACAATATGTTTTATGGGACAACATCTTCCAAGGGCATTGCGTTGGATGGTCTTATTGACCAGACCGAGATTTCAAACAATAGCTTTCTGCTTAACCGTTACGCCGTGAAGTTGGGGCAAGGCGGCAACAACGCTAAATTGTTTAACAACGACTTCTTGCGATTTGCGGCGGCCGGTGGTGGTTTGGTGGACGTTTGGGTTGTTCCTAATCCCTTTAATGGCGGGTTGGGCTACATCAACTCAGGCGAAGGTTTCCACAGCTTTAGCAACAAGTACGGAAATGAGTTTTTAAATGCAGCGGATTACCGAATATTGTACGCAGATGAGGCTGCGGGTACTAACTTTGCCACAAGAAACCACGCCACCACTGTAAGCACCGGATTTATCACGGGCCATTCGTTTGAGCGAGATTTGGTTAATGGCGTATCTAATCTGGTTAATGGATTTATTTACTCCTACACGCCAAAGGTTCGCGCAATTAAAGTATCAGAGGTATTTGGTTCTGCTAAGTATCCCTTTATCCTTCAGTATGATGCTGGAGTAACTTTTACAGATGATAGGCTTGATGTGCTTAACACATTAGACCTATCACAAACTGTTGACTGGCCGGAAACGTCTAATTCTAACTGGAGCAACAAGCCAGCGGCGGGACTTGTTACCGATCCGTTCGGTATGCTTGCTGGACAGCCCTCATATATCAATGATAAGTCAGGCTCTGACGGTGGATTCAAGTCTCTTATTGCAACAACGCTTCCATTATGGGTAGCACCTGCTGGCGCATTTCTTTGGACGACTCTTTTTTCTAGCGCAGCCCAAATTCGTGATGCAGTAGGCGATTACAACGGCGCAATCATTACCTACACCGACCCCAATGGATATATTTTAGGTACGTCGGCAAGCGCAGATGCAGATAGACGTTGTTGGATTGAACTCGATGTTCAGTCTGCCGCCTCCTTGTCGCTTACATCGGTAAGGCTTGATGTATTTAATGGAACTACCGGAGCGCTTGTTCTTCGTAGATTTATTAAACTGCCCCCTAACGGAACGTGGCAGACGGTCAGGTTCCCATTCGTATCAAGCACTGCTGCGACGTTTAATATTTCCCTATTCCCAGGTGACTATCTAGCGGCTACTCGAACTGCTATGCAAGTTGGCAGAATCAGAGCATATCAAGCTACCGACCCTTCGGATGCAGGTTCTGTGTTTAAGCAGAACAGAATTACTTGGACACCAAATGGTGGCGCAGCGATTGCAAATAACGCATCAGCATTTGTTGCGTTTGCTGTGCAAGACGCAGAGTTTGGCGATTTTGCAGTAGCTTCGTTTAATTTGAACTTAGGCAATCTAACTATCTCTGCGGCGGTTAGCGCCCCCGACACAGTGACGGTCACATTGACAAACAATACAGGTGGCGCAGTAACACTTGGCACTGGGATTGTAGCTGCCCGTGTTTATAAATTAGCCAACCCGTAGGACGACTATGGCCACGACCAATACAACAAATTTTTCCGTATCGACCGCCGATATTATCGGTTATGCTCTTCGCAAGATCGGCAGACTCGGTGCGGGCGCTTCTCCGACGACTGAGGACAATACCAACTGCCTCTTGTCGCTGAACATGATTATCAAAGCCCTCAACGCGCAGGGCTATCAAGTGTTTACTTACGAACGGGCAAGTTACACGCTTCCTGCAAATACCACATCCGTCACGATTGGCCCAACGGGAACGATTGTTGCGCCTCGTCCGGTTCGCATTCCGCAAGCGTGGATTCGTGATTCAAACAATATTGACCAGCCGCTAGTTCCAATGTCTCGTAGCGATTACAACAATCTCTCCAACAAAACTTCAACAGGCAAGCCCGTCAATTTCTACTACGACGCGCAAGTGGTTAGTGGTTCTACGTGGAACAATTTAGGCACGGTGTATCTGTGGCCTTTGCCGGATGTAGCCACTTACACCATGCACCTTTCGTATCAGGCTCCGATTCAGGATGCGGGGGCGACGACGACTGAGTTTGAGTTGCCGCAAGAGTGGTTCTTGCCGTTGGGCTGGCTCTTGGCTGCTGAGATTGGACACGACTACTCGGTAAATCTCCAAAAGGTGCAAATCATTCGCGCTCAAGCGGAAGCGTACTTGGAAAAGATGACTGATTTTAATCGGGAGGAAGCAAGTGTGTACTTTACGGCGTCTCCTGAGTTGGCTATGCAGAACAGTTTGTAAGGGAATCAAAGTGCCTTTTAATCAAGCTGGCGACTCGCTAAACATACCAAATACGTTAGGCGTAGATGTAACCTCGCGCACTTCTGCTGGCGGGGCGATCTACACTAAAGACTCGTATGTGCAAAACGGGTATGTGGAGCAAGACCCGAACTCTGGTGAGTTGAACGTGGTTAAACGCCCTGCGCTATCGACAGCCTTTGGTGGTTCCGGTGGTGCGTACTAT